GAACGCGGTTATGCTAAGCAACGCTGAAGCGTTGTTGGCTTGGGCAAAGACAGGAAAAGGGTATTCTACCACACTTGCTCTACGGGGTCGGATTATTCCGACTACCTGCCCGTCAGCATTAGTTAAAGTAATTGTATTGAGTTCGATAGCTTTACGCAAGTCCCCGGGAATGGTTTTAGCCGTTCTCGGCTTATCATTCGATAGGACTAGGATAACTCTACCCCATTCCAAGTGCCCAATGTTGAGCGGTGACCGCTCACTAGGGCTGATCTTCTGTGCAGTCTGGAACGGCGTTTCCGCCGCAGGGTTGATCCAGTCGAAGCCGTGGTACGCGGCCATTTGGTTCGACGGGTCGAACTCTTGGTAGGTAGCCTGAATAACAATAGTAGCTCGGTCAGAGTTTACTTCAACGGACTGTGGGTTTAGTGATACTTTTTCCATGTTATAGTGTCGCTGGTATGCCTAGTAGGAGTAAATTGCCTTGGTCTTGGACTTCAGGTTTCTGTATCTCTTGGGGGTACACGTATTCTACCAAACCGTTCACATCATACCCCTTAAATACTAGACGACGACCGTTGCTGTCCAGTGGTACACTGTCTAGGTTTTCGCCTGTCTTAAGGTCTTTGGCTGGAACATAGCTGCTTGGATCGTCGAACGATCCCGAGCCACCGTATTCTGTAGAACCTTCAGCAGGCACTTCCTTATCAAATCCCTTGATATCGAACTGGAAGACGTAGCTGGTGTGGAAGTAATAGAAACAGTTACCGTAGACCTTACGCTCCCACCTAGCATCAGAAAATCTAATAGTTCTAGCTGGCAGGCCCCACAAGGGGGCATCATTCAGCTTATTGACTAAGTTGACATAGGTACTAAGCGGCAAAGTTGCCGAATTGAAACTGATGTTGATGGTTGGATACGAATACTGGTATTCCGTGGCCGGTCCCTGGATTGGCTGGAAGTTCGAATGTAGCAGGGGCTTACCGAAGCGGTCAACGCTTGCTTGTCGTTGCTCGTGGACGAAATCGCCAGAGTAGTCTACGGGCTCTAGTAACGGATTCTCGACGGGGAATGTCTGGCATCGCCACGATTGCTTTGTGGACCAATACTGGGTAATGATCCAGTGCTGTACACCTGAGTATTCCTTAACGTCCCGGTGCGGAGCTATGTTCAATTGGGGCGTACAAAACGCCCATGCGTCTGTACCTACAGCTTCCGGCCACGCAGACGATAAATTGTAAGGTGCTCCCGGAGCAAACAATGGCCAATTTGCTCCTGTTAGTATGTGTGCTATGGTGTGGTGCTGGCTGGTCGTGGTAACATGCCAATCCACCTCATAGTACCTATGTCCCTCTTCGTCTCGGGTAAACCTGTGGGCCAAAGGCCCTCGTAGTGTTGGAGCTATCGTTGGGTCGAATGGTGCTGCTGTTGTGGTCGTAGTTGTCATACTAATGCTGCCTCCTCAATCATACTTGGTCCCACGGGTGCCGAGCCTCTTGTGTTCTTGGCGATTTCACCCAAAAGGTCTTCGACCTTCTTTTGGTGCTGTTGCTTAGGGTCTCCGGTAGACGGTCGTACCGTCTGTCCGTACTCGTACATGCGTAACGCATGATCGGCTGAGCCACGCATAGCGTGCTCCACTGGTTTTACGTTTCCGCCTTTACCCTTGCCGCCCTTGCCTAGAAACTGGCTAAAATCAATGTTAGGTTTGTCTGGAATCTCTGGAGCACCTTCCAGTGGTTTTAGATACGGCTTCAGGGCATCGCTGACGCCTAGCATGGAATCCATGCTACCTAGCACGGATTTCGTATCCACTTTAGGTAGATCGAACTTGAACATTGACGTGTTATATCCGGCAGTGCCCGTAGAGCCCTTACCTGTAATACCTTTTCGAGTGCCTGCTTCCATCTCACCAAAAGCACCGCCAGCCCCTACTGCTTTGGCTGCGGTACGCAGCAATTGCATATTGGGGTTATTGGTGATAAGTGTGTCGTACGTCAAAGCACCCTGATTCTTTTCTACGCCTTCGAATATGGCTTTCAGGTTGTGTTCCAGGTTATACATGAACCCAAGAAAAGCCATCCCCGCTTTGATGCCGTCATAGAACACAGAAGCAAATCCACCTTTACGGGAGAATCCTTCAACCACGACAGTTATAGCAGCAAACGCCGCTACTGCGGCGGCTATAGCTACAGGTATTCCCCAAATAGGAGCGGTAGCCGCTAACCAAGCGATGGTAGTCTTAGCTCCGGCAATCATGCCTGCTGTGCCTACGACTTTCCAAATACCTATGAGTAAGCTAAGTGTGCCCGCCAAAAGTTTCAGCATAAATATGAAAGGCCCGAGCACAATGATAAGACTTCCCATGATCCACTTAAAGTAAGCCAATGCCATCGCAGCAGCAGAGAAAAGAGCAATAGCCTCTGCAACCTTAATTATGAAGTTGACCCACTCTTTGACTGCTTGCTGGTTGTTCTTTGCCCATTCAACCAAGGCTTGAACATATTGCAATGTTACCTGCATCAACTTTGTTAAGTCATCAGCAAAGACCTTAACAATCTCGATTCGGAACAAGTCAAAGGTTTCTAGGATCTGACTAGCAAGACCTGTAAGTGTGTTAGCTTGTTTGTACGCAAGTCCAGCGAAGTCCCCGCCTTGCGAAGTGGCAATCTGAAGGGCTGCTTCGATGATACCAGAGTCAAGTGCTCCTGCCCTCATGTTCTCTTGGAGCAATTGCATTTGCTTCTGGATGGCCGCCTTGTCAGCTCCCGGTCCAGCCATTTCCTTAGCCGCAATAGATAGCGGGTTGAAACCTGCATTGACCATCTGCCGAAGTTCTTGTCCTTGGAATCTACCAAGGGCTTGGGCCTGTCCTACGGCCAAAGCCATAAGTTCTAGCTTGTGTGTATCCCCTGCGGCTACGTCGCCCAATAGCTTGGTCATCTTGATAGCGTGCTCTACCTCGGCACCGTACTTCATCATCACGGTAGAAGCATTAAGCACCCCTTCAAGAGTGTACGGCGAGCCTACAGCGTATGCCTGCAATTGGGCAATAGCATCTTTCGCCTTGTCGGCGGAGCCTGCAAAGGCTTCCATTTGGATGGAGTAGTTCTCGACCTGTGCGAATGGTCGTACAAGGTCCATGATTGCTGCACCCATGCTCTTAAGCGTCTCTTGGTGCATGTAGATGTCGGCACGGGCACCCATCATGCCGCCGCCGCTAAAGGCACCCATAGCTTGGTTCCCAAGCCCCCGTGCTTGTTTCTTAAGACCGTCTACTTTTCCTTGGCGAGTAGCTTTCCTTGTCTGTAGACGATTGCGTTCACGGATTCTTTGGCGACGTAAAGCTCGGGTATCTTCCTTAGCTTGGTCTGCGCGGATTTTGTCTCCCCATTTACGGATATTGGCTATTTTGTCTTGCTGGGTTTTGATGTAGTCCATTCGCTCTTGGGCTGCTTGACTACGGTACTTTCTAATAGATGCCGCTGCTCTTTTCGCCCGGGCTTGGTTTTGTTTGTTCTCTTGTTCGTTGATGGTTTTTTCTTGTTTGGTCTGCTTCGCAATACGGTCCCTAGTTTTTTGAACTTCTTTGGCTCGTTGCTCTGCTGCTTTTTGTTGAATTGCTCGTTCTTTGGCAACCGCAGTCTTCATGCCTTCAACACGTTCAGCCTGAATCTTAGCCCCATTCTTCACATGGGTAGCTAGTTTAGTATTAGCCTTGGCTAAATTGTTTGCCTGTGTCTTGGCATTCTGTTCTGCGTTCTTGACTACAGCGTTTAGGTCCGGCAAGCCGGACTTTGCCGACTTTGCGGTCTTAGAAAAAGCAGGCATGAGTTTGCCCTGCTCTCTAAGTTGCTTCTCTTGCTGCTTGACAACCTTCTGCTTTTCTTTATAAAAATCAACAGAGTTCTTTTTACCTGCTCTCAGGGTTTTCTTGAAGAAATTGACAACATCGTCATACTGTCTATCGTATTCCTTCTGTGATGCCTTAGTCTGCTTCTTACCCGCAGCACCGATGTCCTTGTTCGCCTGCTTAGATGCGTCTACGACATCCTGAATAGCCTTGAGACCCCCTGAAGGGTCTCCGGTTATCTTGACGTGTATGGGAGGTAATTCGCGTTTTGGTCCGCTCATTGTGGCGTTATCCCTAGGGCAGTGAACCAAGCATTCTTGCTGGCATCTGGGTTATACTTCTCATTGGCAGGGGTAAACTTGATTAAGTGGTCCTCAAGCTTAGTTTTAGAACCGCCCATAGTACAGGCAACTAAATGGGCGATACTCGCCAAGTAGTAGTCCTGCTTCTCGTTTTTGCTCCGCCTGATATAAAAATAGGCTTGCCACTTTTCAAACTCGTCGATTGGCGTATACGCCTTGACGACCTGTAACGGCAAGCCTAGTTCATGTGCTAGGTGGAACCAGAGATACTCAGAATCCGTTAGGATTTTTTTGGGTCGAGTTCCTCGTCTTCAACATCACCGGACAATCGATTCAGCTTCGCAGATTCATCGAACAAGACTTTCAGGGCCTCATCGGGCCAAGAATTGATCGTGGTCGATGGGACCGGCTTACCCTCGGCAGTTACCAAAGTCCTGCAAAGCAGGTCGATGTACTGGCCGCTGTAGTCCAAGACCTTGACCAATTCGCCGTTCTTGTCCAACTCAATCTTGCTAGCTTTGACCGACCGATACTCGTCTGCTTCGGCTCCGGTCATCTGTCGGATCTTGTACTTGACTTCGACGCCTTCCTCGTTTTCGAGGGTAACGTCGATGGTCTTCGTCTTAATGCTTACTTTTAACATAGCCACTCACTCAGGGGGAAAGAATTACGGTGCTACCGTTGTGGTAGTTCCCGTTGCGTAAACCGGACCAGTTTCCGCAGGCGGATTGCTGGTCGTCAGGTTGCTTGGAATCAAAATCAAAGTGGCGGTAGGTTGTTCGTTGATCGTGTGTTCGTCTGGGACGAACGATTGGACGATTGCATAAAAGGAGATGGTTGCACCATCGGGCATAGTCAATGTGACGAAGCGATTGCTTCGTAGGATCGGTCGGATTTGCTCCAAAGCACCAGGAGCATAGTGGACCTTGACATTGACTTCCGTAGCCGTTAGCAAAGCACCACCGGCGAATGTTCGCCAGTTGGAGTTTCGCATGTTGGTTTGCTCAACGGCATCATCTGCCTGCAAACCAATTGGGGTTACCGAGACTTCTTGGAACTTTGCGGTGATTCCGGCAATCGCAATAATTGTACGGAAACCGTTTCGAAGGATCGTGTCTGACATGCTAATTTATCACCGTTACTAGGAAAGTCTGAATAAACCGCCAGCGGCGGGTCTGTGGTTCTTGGCCCATGCACCCCATTGTATTAGCTTTTGTGATACATTGCACAATTTTGCCTGCTACCGAGGTGCCGTTGACTCGTTTTAGGACATCTTCCCATAGCACAGGAAGCACGTTCGCGGCTTCTAGGTGGGAGGGGGCTCGGACTTGGATTTCTACCCCATCGTGCCCGTAGTGATCGCCTCGCATTTCGCGTTCATCGAGCTTGCCTTTTACGTCGCGGACAAGAATAGCCTTGTCAGGCTGATCTTGCATGTGGTTGACAAATACACTGAATCCCAAGGCGGTAGCCTTGGTTAGGATTACACTGTACATTAGGTCGGCAGTGCTCCGTACCGGAGCGGGCGTCGTGGTAGTGGTAGTGGTCATGCGTATGCTAGCTCCTGCCAGAATAGGTCTGCGGCATCATCGATGCGGTTGTCCACCGCATACTCCAGGTATTTGTTCTGGTAGGGGTCGTCGTGCTGATAGACAGCATATTCAGCGGGAATCCGCTCTCGGTTCCCCTTGAAGAATCCAGATACGGGGAACCCGAACCCTACGACCGCTACCGCGTTCCATCCAGTGCCCTCGACGAAATAGTCGCCAGAAGCCCTCAAGGCCCCGGTGTCTATGGGTGCCATCGGCACCGCTTCGGCTAGGATGTCTCGGGCGATGGTCGGTAAAACCGACGCAAAAGCCTTGCCCTGGTCCTTGTGGTACTTCAGAAGGGCTTTCTCTAGTTGCTTAGCACCCTCTAGCTTGAATTTCATCGGTGGTGGTCGTCCGGAAGTTTCCGGTCAATCTTCTCTAGGGTGACCTGAAGCGAATTGATTGCTGAAGTGGTCTTTTTCAGATATTCTTCAACATCTGCCAAGTGCTTCAACGCAGCCTCTTTGACTGGAACTATGACGTGGGTGAACATCTTATCCATGCCTTGGATGGACACTCGGGCAAGTAGATATACGCCGTATCCTACGGCCACAAGCGTTAGAACGGCTACGCCGTTATTGAGAAGGAACTGCATTGTGGATTCTGACATTATGCCCAAGCCTCGTATAGGTAGACGTTACGTGTTTTTAGCATCGGAGTGATTGCTGTTTCCATGATTTCGTGTACATCTGCATTAGCGTGCGGGTCTGCCTGATTGATAGACACTGTTAAATTGCCCTTCTTTACCACTCCCTTTAGGGTTAATGCTGATGCTGTGATTAACTCAATCTTCGTAAAGACGGGTGACCCGTCATCAGTGAATATCTGCTTACGGCAGTCGTCCCAGCGACATTTCATCTGTACTGGTGTAGCATAGGTCGGTTGGCCGTATTTATCGGCCCCCGAGTACGCCCAGTAAATGAGATCGTCTTTCTGTACTGCCTTGATAATCTGCATTAGACTACAGTTTCTCCTGCCCAGAAGAACTGCTTGAGTCCCTCACCTGAAACTACTTGCGTGTTCCACTGCGAGAGTTTTCCGCTGGAATCTAACATCATGGCCATTGTACCAAAGTGTGTGATCCCTAAGCCTTTGTCCAGCTTTGTGTCATATCGCACTTGCAGGCTCTTGACCTTTTCCATGTTCACCCGAGGGTCGCTAATAGCGATTAGGTGGGCTGCCATGTACCGGGTAACTAGATCAAAGGTAGCCGTATCTAATGCTGTACCGATGATATTGGTAAGCATGATTACGGCATCGTCGATAAACGGCTGAACCTCTGGGATTCGAGACGTATCGAACAAAATGATTCTAGTTACTTGGTCTTCTGTTACTGCCATTATGGTTTGTAGCTAATCAAAGAGCCTTTGTGTGTTTTCTTATTGCCGTCTGCATCGTAGATTTCATAGCGAGGATAGACGCCTGAAGCCTGTGCTCCCTTATGTTTGATGGGCTCTGGGATGTTCCATCCCTTTGCTTTCCATCCCGGAAACACCTGCTTGCGGTCGTATTCGCACCATTGGCAACTGTCGATGGTGTACTGAATCACAGTGTTACGAAGCACAGGAGCCGCAGGCGGCTTGACTTCCGGGGTAACTTCCTGGGCGACTTCAGGGGTAGCTGCCGAAGCCTGCTGTGGCTTAGTGGTTAGGTCCAGTGGTGGATTGACCGGGATCGGTTTCCGATCAGGGGTCACTGGGACTGGCATAAAGTCTTTGCAGCCGTAGCTGCACAGCATTAGGCAAAGTAATAGTATTCTCATAGAGCACCTTTATTAGCTTTAGATCCTGGGAAAACCCAGAAAACGTGTGATTTAGCACATTGCCACAGGCTGCTCATCGTGATTAGACCAAAACCGTCTTCGCCCCATCCTGAGCCGCCTACGCGGCCTAGGAGAGGATTCTTGGTTGGACCCCAAGAGTTTTGTATGTCAGGGTGTACTAGGTCGTCACCGCCGACCCATTTACCGCTATGGACGATCAAGGCATGGTTGCCTGGACCTCGGGACTGTTGGATGTACCCTTTGTTCAGGGACATAAACGAACGCCCTGCGTGCAGGGCTATGACGATTTGGTGGTCCCTAGCAATAGCGGAAGCAATAGCTATCTTGAACGTGTTGTAATCGGTCACAGGGACACGATACGCTTCGAATGTCTGATATGTCTTGGCTGCGATATCCGCAGCGCGAAGCAGGGCTTGGCTCACCTGTCGGCGGTTGAACGCCGCTAGTGGGAACTTTTGCTGTTCTCCGTTGACATCAAGCAGGACGGGGGCAACCCCGTTAAGTGTGCTGTATTCCATGCCATGCACAAGCTGGGAGCCTCTATCGCTGCCCCCGTTGATGTTCATGTACAGGTGGCTATCGGCTAGGACTACATCAGTCATGCCGTCGAGTTCTCGACGATTGTGGAATGCGGCTACAATTGCGCTAGCATTGCACTTGCCGATTGATCCCTGATTGATGATTCGCTTGGAACGTAGACGCCTGAAGGTCTTGTATTTATCGTTCTTTAGGGACTTCTCAATGTCCGATGCTTCTAGGAACTGGTCATCGGCGTAGACGTTGAATCGCAGGGCATCCTTGAGATCCTTTTCGGTAGGTAGCAATAGACCAGTACCTACTTGTTCGCCGTCTAACAGGGTTAAGACTTCTGTTTCACTCATTTCAGGATGTCCTCCATGTCATTGACCCAAGGTACTACCTTGACAAGTTCTACTACTTGGTCATTCACCACCTTGCCTGCGGCAAGAAAAGGTGGCTCGACCTTAGCTTCTTGTGCGGCTGCTACTACGGAATCAACGTCATCAACATCCAATACCCTGAAGCCGATAAAGCCGTTGGCTTTCACGAACTCTGGGGCTTCCCGGATAGCGATAGTCTCATCGACTGTAGGGCGTTGCTTCTCATGTACGCAAAGCAACACAGTTCCGGCTAAGTCACCCTTAGCGACTGTGTTGCTAGTTGCTTGCGGCATGAAAGACGCAAGGGCGATTAAGCCCCCGCCGACTATCATAGCCAGTATTGGAGCGGTCTTGTTGTCCACGGAATTATTCCTTGGGTACAGTAACGGTAGGCTTTGCGATCTCTGCCATTACCTTAATCAAGGCGTCAACGCCTTCCTTGGAGCCCTGCGACTCCATGAAGCGTAGGACCGCTTCGACGTACTGTAGGGCCGTTGCACGGTCGGGAACCGAGGGTGCAGCCTCTTGGCCCTTCATGCTGTGATTGTGAAGTTGCTTTAGCACTTCCTCGATCACAGAGTCCCGAGCAGCGTTAACTGGAAGGAATCCCTTGATTGCTCGCCACACTGCCCAAATACCACCGGCACCTGCTACAATAGCACCGATTACACCGACAATTGCTTGGATGTCCATGTTATTCCTCGAACCGAATAGAACCTAGGTAAATGTCATCGTCGGATTCCGACGTAATAGACAGGTTCGATGCCTGTCTATTTTTGAAGTAGGAGAAAATTGCCATCGCTACTTGAATGAACAAGGCAATCAACGCGGGGTCAATCATCTTGGCCCTTGAGTCTTCCCGGACAAGCCGCTCGAACTCCACTTTGTTGCCCTGCGCTTGGGAGAACTTGTCTCTTGCTACTTGGACTGCCAGCCTCTTGTGGGGCTGACTTAAACGCTTTTTACGTCCGAACATAGTTATTTCACCACGTATTCAAACTTTTCTTTTCCGTGTAGCGTAACTAGGTCGTCATCCGATTCGACCAAATCGCCCTTTACTAGGCGGACTTCATCAGAGACCGAATGCTTTCCAGCAAGGAGGCGAAACGTGTGTTTCTTCTTCGATGGGGCTTGGACTTCGGTGGTGGATACAACGGGATCTTTTGCTTCTGTAGTTGCGGAAACGGCGGTATCTTCAGCAGATTTTTCAGTTTTTGCCATAATCTTTTCACATTGCACCCGTGTCAAGGAAATACCGCCCATCTCGGGGTGAATCGAGATGGGCGGTATGGCGGAGAGGATCAGTTAATCGGCAGGACCGATTTACTATGCAGTTGTCGCGTTGCCGGTGTAGTGAACGATACCGCTTTGACCGGATTGATCGGAGCGGAAGATCGGGGTCATCATCATCATAACGCGGAAGTGAACAGACTCACCACCGTCAGTGTTCCACTGAACGACTCGCATGTCCATGCCCATGAGCAAGGAAGCAGTCATCTGATCTCGTTGTACGAGCAACAGTTGGTTACCTGATAGGTAGTCAAGTTGCTGTACGTTGGAGATCAAGCTGATCTGACGTAGTTTCTCCATTACGGAACCACCAGCATAGTTCTGGCTGAAAATCCGGTTCATTGGAACCATCATGCCAGTGCTGTAGTACAAGTCGTAAGGGCCAAACTGGTTGTCGTCTTGAGCCGCCTTAATCATGGTGAGCACGCTGTTGTACAGCATGTCAGGAGTCCATCCAGCAACAGTCGGGTTCAAGAACGCTCCGGTGTTTCGACCGGGGAAGTTCGTCAAACCGTAGAGAGTTGCTCCACCGTAAGTGTAAGTACCCCAAGTTCCGAGAGCCATTTGCTCAGCGGTTTCAGCTACTCGGCGACCTGCAAGGTCGAGCAAGTGAACTGGAAGCCGTTGGCCCGTCTTACGTGCGATGGCGATTTCCCGAGCTTCTAGGTAGAACTCTTTGTGGATGATCGGCAATGGAACGCTAACCAAATCGACCGTGCTACGGTCATTGGTTCCCTTGGTCTTTGGCGACATGCTGACGGATGCTCCGTCGATGTCGCTAACTCGTTCGTACTGATAGAGCGAGTGGCTGTAAGCTTCTGGGAAGTTTACGACCAAGCCAGCAGCACGCATCGAGTTGATGAGTTGCAAGCGAGGCTTAGCAATCTCAACCAATCGGCGATCCAAAAATTCCCATTCGTTCTTGCGGAGGACTGCTCCAGCATTGCTAACTTGGACCGTGTATTCACGGTTCCCGTTCGCATCGTACTTTCCATTCCACACGGGGACGTAGGAACGTCCGTCATCATGGATGAAAGGTCGTTTGGTCATATAATCCGCATTTGGATTGGCCATGACTGCTGCAACCGAACCGCTTGTCTCGAAGCCGTTCCCGGTGTGCTGCATGTAATCTACTTGGACATCACTCATAATACTTCGTTTTTCCTGTGGATTAAGCGATTCGGACAAGGATGAGTTGTTCACCGGAAGCGGTCAACGCTTCTTCCGCAGTCGCAACGACTTTGAGCGGTGAGCCAGTGGTTACCATCAACAACCCGGCGTTGTTGAAAATCAGTTTGGAACCGATGACAGTCACAGTTCCATCTGGAACCCGAGCGTATCGGAGAGCACCCGCAGGTGGATACTCAGCAACAGCGGGATTATCCGCAGTGTATGCTACATCCACACCGCCTGTGCTTCCGTCACCTTGATACTTGTCTTCGATGAGCAAGCAAGTAGGGACATCTGCACCTTGCGTTGCAACGGCGATGAACTTGTCACTTGAGTTGCGATCAACGAAAGTTCCGGGCTTCAAGGAAGTTCCAGTATTCGTCAATCGCTCGATCTGTGGTCCGACGTGACCGTCTTTGAGAATTGTTCTTGCAGCGGCAGTTGTCATGCTTAGTTGGCCTCAACAGAAAAAGTAGGGATTGGAAGAGGAGGAAGAACCTTGGAGGTATCGACCTTGCCTTGGTTGCCGACAAATGCCTCACCTGCATACACAGGATTCGTTGGGGCCTTGGGCGTAGCTTGACTTGCGAAGACAGCAGCCATCTTGGTCAACCAAGAAGTAGGCTGAGTTGCGAGTTCATCCTTGGTGAACGAATCCTTGCCGTTGGCAACGATCTGTTCGATCAGGCTTTCGCGGGTCTTGACTGCAATGTCAACAGCGTCTTTAATTTGGTTCTTGACGCCTTCAGCGGCGTAAGATAGTAGCTCGTCAACCGAGTTACATACGATTTTCTCTGCTTGGGTCGCCGGAGCGACTGGTGCAACAGGAGTTGGCTGTACAGCCTTCTCAAAAGCCTTGAACTGCTCGTCACTCATGTTGGCAACGAACTCGGAGTGTTCTTGGCCTAGCTTTGCAATTAGGTCTTTTCTTTCCATGTTCTCTTTCGTGTTCTGTACTTGGTACGTTACCTTGCGAGTAACTGGCATCAGTTCTCCTAATAATGTAACAGAATCATTTTCCATTGCATAATTTTGCTTGTAGTGGGCGGTTTCACCGCCAGTTTGGATGCAGAAGACGCAATAGGAAGGGTAAACCGCCTCGACGTACACATAGGTAGAGGGCTCATTTTCCCTGTATACTTCATAGGCTTCATAGACTGCGGTGCGTACCTTGTCTAATAAAGCTGTGAGTTCCTGTGCATTGCCGACGAGGAGCGGGAACTGCTCAGGTCGGGACTTATCAATATCTTCTGACATATTCATCTCAGCTTTGTTTACGAGTAATCCGGCACCGTCTTTCAGGGAGCAAGCACCCTCACCGGACAATATGATTGCCAAGTGATCGGGACGGAAATTGCTTGCCGTCATGGTGTACTCTTTGTTGTTGTATGACCCGGCTACCATAGAAGCATCGACAAACAAGCCGGTGCTTACCTCAAGCTTTTGGTTAGCCAAGAGAGCCGCATGGATGCGGTCCCCGCCTTCTACTTGAGCAAAACGGTCCACTTCGAACCATGCTTCAGCTTGCAGCTTCTTAGTTCTCTTATTGAACTTGGCATTTAGCACAATACCCAGCGAGAACTTCTCAAGGCTCTCTGTGAGAGCACCTGAGACTAGCTCGCCTTTGCTATTGGTCGGGTGCTCAACGGTAATAGGCTTGTGGTTCCAAGCAGGGATCGATTTCTCGATCTCTTTCTCTGTGTAGAGAATTGCTTGACCGCCCATGCCTTGCCATACGCCTTCCAGAATCATAGAAACTGGGGCTACTAGGTAGCTCTTACCCTTCAGGGTCTCAGTCCGTACCTTAGAACTAGCTAAGTTCGCTATCAGTTTTTCCATCATCTTCTCCTGTTTCTGTGGGTGTGAGCCAGCTACATACAGCACCAAGGATGGTGGGAATGTAGACGCCGTAAGACAAGTTAACATCGCCCCGTTCAATAAGGGGTAGTGTCGAATCGATAAGGTCGGCTAGTTCTGTAGTTGTGTACTCTTTTGCTGGTTCCATGCGAGTCTGGACCAAAAGGTCGCTGTCGGTCAGGTCCAAGGCAAACTGCATCGCAGTTTCTAGGTCATCGTTCCGCAATGCTGCTGAAAGCAGCCTAGCGGCTAGGGGGTTGAAGTTGTTCATCTATTTCCTCTTGGGTTGGACTGTGTTTGCAGGAGTTTTCGCCGGGTCTTTGCTCTTTTGCATGTTAGGTACAGAGGTCGGGATATTCCCGCCCGCTGTGCCGGTAGAACCGGCTTCGCCGCCCATCTTCAATTGCTGTAACACGACCGATAACTCGGTCTTGTCAGCAGCCATGATTGCCTGGACCTGTTGAGCACTGTATCCCATGACTTTGCCAAGGAATTCAGGGAAAGGCATCAGGGCTTCTGCCCCTGCTGTCGCGTAGCGAGAGAGGGCTTCGGCCAGGTCTTTGGCTACCTTGGCTTGCTCGATGATGGACAATGGTGCCATTGGGAGCCATCGAACCACATAAGGCAGCGGTTGGTCTTCCTGTGGGACCGGAGCCGGTAAGCATCCAGTTTGGATGAGGCGGTCAATGGTTGGACGGATGATGTTCGGGCTAACGTGCCGTTCTTTCCGCAGAGCGATTCGCTCTCTCCAAAGGATAGTGTCCTGTGGACTGTCCAATTGTCCCTGCTGCGAGCCCATGAATGTTTGCATCGGGATTCCCCGATTCATTGCCATGAGCATCAGAATGTTCTTAGTATGGTTGGTCGGGTCCACGACCTGCGGGACAATGGAGTTGACTTTGACGCCAACCATCGTAATATACCGCTGGAGACCCTCGGCGTATGCCTTAACGTCTTCCCGGAGCGTAGCCTTGTCTTCGTCCGAAAATTCACCCGCTTTCGGGTCCACCTCGAAGGAAAGTCCAGGGAAAGCACCCTTCCAGTACATCTCACCTGAGCCGCCGACCACCTTACGGAGGTCCAATAGGCGGTTGAAAACCGCTTCTAGCCTCGGCAAACCGAAGAAATCGGACTCCATTCGGTTGTCCGCAACATGGATTACCCGCGTCCAATGGACCCGATGGTCCGATGCGAGCGTAGATTGGGCGGTCGTTGTCTCGCCCGAAGGATACTCTTGAAACGTGAGATTGTAGTATTTCGGCTGCCCGTTACGCGGGCTACGGCGGTCTGATTCGTACTCGGAAACTGTCGCAGATGCTTCGCTGAATACACGGTAGTACAATACCTTTGCTGTTCCACGAGTTTCGGTAGGACCGTTTTCATCGTAACCGGGAGCCGGTTGGTCAAACTCTAGTCCGTCATCGAAGCCCAGGAACATCACACCAAAACTACCGATACCGCTAATGCGGTCCAGTCGGTGCAGGTAGGCATAGAGGTTTGACTTCTTTTCGAGGCGGTCTACCGCCTTTTCGAACTCAGTTTCTCTTTCTTCCTCGGTCTCATAGACCAAAGGGAACTCTTTCCAGCACTCATCTGGCTCCAAGTTGACTACTCGGTTACCGATCTCGTTTCGCCGGTACATATAGAGGTAGTCGGTCATCGTGATCGTGTCGGGATACCCACACTGACGATCAATGTCCCGGTCTTCGTTCGGTCCATCTAGGACCGGAAGCCCTGAAAGGACTCGATCATAGACGTTATTGATGAACTTTAGTTGTGTTTCTAAACCGTCAAGGCCCATACCGATATTACCCCATTAGAGAAACTGATAGGGGCAATTCTAGCAGAGTTCTTGGGATGATGCTGAAATATGGGTGTATAATGGACGCAAGGAGACTACTATGAGAAAGAACAAATGGGGGATGACCCCCGCAGATGCGGCGATAACCGAAATAGTGTTTGGCACCATGTTCAAGGTGTTTGCCTACGGGCTCGCCATTGTTCTGGCACCGTTTTTCTACTTCTACGTCATCATGTTTGTCTTGCTTATCATCAAGATGCACGTCGAATCCGGGATTCCGCAATAGGTCATTTTATGACCCCCAGTCGAATCGTCTGCCTAGTCAAGACGGTGTAAGCTAACGCTACCGCGTCCACCTGATCGTCGTGGATAACGTCCGGGAAGTGCATGGCTTCCCTTGTGAAGTCATCCCATAGCTTACCTCGGAGTGCTGTATGCACGTTTCCGAAGTTGACCTGGGTGGCAAATGCCTCTGCTCGGGCGAGTTTACCTCCCTTTTGGACGTGTTTTTCTACGTGGACAATGAAGCCGCCTAGTCGTTTCACCGACTGTCGGACAGAATCCAGTCCCCCCGAGCCGCCTTCCTGCTCAAAAGTGATCTTGGTGGACTTGCCATCGGCATGTGCCGTTGCTAAGATGATACCTTCCCGCTCGTCAGTGCTCCACTGCCCCCGGATGATGGACAGAATCCAGACTTGGTTGTCCTCGGTGAGACCGAGGAGGATACCTGTAGTGAAGTCCCCTGCCTTATCCAGTGCTGCCTTGTCCCAAGCCCTGACTTTCTTGACAAACTTGATGTTTTGTGGCACTCCTAGCTCATGCTGGACTATTCTATCGACCTTGATAGCCCCTCCCGATGCCGGAATCGGCACTTGGAGTATTTGACCTGCATATCCGTAGGCATGTAGCTGGGATCTCATGTCTTCTAGCACTGGTCTAGGCATCCGTACCGGATCAAAGAGACCATCGACGTAGTTTTTTCGTAGCTCTGGCGGGGTAATGTCATCAGTTTCCTCTCCGGGAAGGCAAATCATCTTGACATTGGGCCATTCCTTGAGGATAACGGCAGTAGGATCGTTGACCGATAGCCGCTGCATGACCAAGCAACTGAAGGTTCTAGCCTTGTCTGTCTTCCGGGTTGGGATGATTTCCCGGACAAAGTGCTCAGCACTGAGCAAATCCGCTGGAGACCGAGCCTGCTTGGCGTTAATCAAATCGTCCATGACGATGATGTGGGCGTGCTTACCCACCACGTTGGAGCCGATACCGTAGCTCATTCGCTCCCCGTTTTGGGTATTTGCCCACAGGGACTTGCTATTTACGTCCTGTCGCAGGCAAACATGGGGAAATAGCTTCTGGTACAGGGGGCTCTCGACTATTCGCTTCGCTTTCGAAGAGAAGTCCCATGCCAAGTCGTCGTTACAGCTTACGCCCAGGAACCGAATACTCGGATCTCTGGCCCATAGCCACGGCTGAAACATGATGGAGAAGATGGTGGACTTGGACGTGCCTGGACTGATGTTGACTACTAGGTCATATTCCTTCGGCTCGCCTGCGAGCACTCGGTCGCTTGCGACCTGTAGCTCATTGCAAAGGTATGGGATGTGCCAATTACAGACCAAGGGGTCCGTAGGGCACAGGATTTTCCAGAATGTCTTGACGAAATCGAAGTACGAGTCTTTGCAGAGTCGTGCCAATTCGCCATAAAAATCTAATTGCATTGCACAAATCTCATTTTGCGTTAGAATAAGGGCTACTTATCCGCCAGTATAACATAAACTAATACTACAGGCGACAAAAGACCAATGCTATCAGATCCTTTGCCCCGAGAGTTCTTGGACTCGCTTGCACGGCAAGCCAAGTACATTGTGGACCGGACGCCGCTGCGAAATCAGCGGAAGCGTCCTATCAAACGAACCTATACCCGAGTGGAGATTGCCAAATTGGAAAAAGAAGCCCATGACATCCTGAACATCAGCAAGTACGGTGCTTGTGCTAGCCTTGCCCAGAAGATGATCGACGTGGCAGCCAGCGTGGATAACGAATGGGTTGAGCTATTTCCTGTGTTTGACATGGTGGACAGACTCATCAAACACCAGTATTGCTATCTGGAAGTGACTCCAGAGGGCTACTTTCTTCGGGATTCGGCTGGGGATCTTCTGTCTGGGGGGACAACACTCCGGTCTTGGCTAACATCTCACGTACAGTTATACGGTGATCGGGTAACCGAGCGGTACTCACGCGGGGAGGAGTAAGGTATTCCGCTGGGATGCTTTCGGGATCAACCGGCTCGCCGGTTTTGTCGCTTAGCATCTTGGCGAGTCGCTCCCGCTCCCTGTTTTCGTCGTTCTTTCGCCATTGTTTGATGGCAGCTACC